GAATATAATACAGGCACCCCCCATACCCCCTGCATACCCCTGTATGCATATTCACACTAGGATTAGTGTATATGTAGCATATATGTCACAGTTATGTTATAATGTATCATTTATGTGTGACAAATATGCAACACTACGCACATTCCCTTATGTTGCTGAAATATCACAGATATATTCTCTCCCATTATGGGAATAAATTGATATACCTATATCCACACAAGACCTGCTGTAATACCTTGTGTTTTACACCGGTTATTGTGTAATAAATAAGTATATATATACTGCACGCGCAAGCTATATACCATTTAGAATAGTAATATTATTTCAAAAACTAATGAAACAAAGCAATAAAATAACACTTGCCATCTTATTGGTCCTGTGGTTTAATCATGTTGTTAGGTGATTGCTTGTAAATCCTAACTGGGAGATAGATATGAGACTTGGCAAGAAAGAGCGCCAAGCTTTGAGACTGGAGATTGCCAAACGAGCGGCTATAGCTATTCGTGCGGATAGGGTTCAGGATCATGGCGGAAAATATGCTACGGCTTGGTCGAGGATGGACGGATGCGTTATGCCTGTGTCTAATCAAAGAATAGATTGGTCATATAGAGGGCGCAATGTCAAACGTATAAGTAAAGTCTAGACGATAGGACAGGATTGATACCCTGTCCTATAGCCTGGCCTTGTGCTGGGATACATTTTCGCTAGCCTAGGTGTTAGCCTAGCGCATGAAGAATGCGCGCAAGCTATATAAATCCTGTAGGCAAGGTTATGCCTTGTCTATGAATGCCTAGCGTATAGAGGGATTGACACTCCCTCTATGCGTCAGGGGAGTGATGCTAAGGCTATGCACGGGTGGAGATTAATAGGGGGCCTTCATTGGTGCCTGTCCTATCTCCGGCTCTATACGGCATAAGATTAGCAAGGCTGGTGATCCATACGATTTCCCTCTCTGAAGACAAGCCCTGTGCTGGCCTTTCTCTGGAAAGGAATACACACATGGCTAAGAATATCTCTTTCGATGCACGCTTGATCGCTTTTGTTAAGGCGACTAAGAGCAGCATGGCGGCGGCCTTGGATTGTTCCAAGCTTGCCATCCTGCATTTTGAGCAGCATGGGGACTTGAGCTATGCTCAGCGGTTCCTTGAGGCAATGCCCAAGAATTATGTCCGTCGTGTTGCGTTCGTTAAGTGGCTGGCTGCTCATGCTCCGGTACTGGTGGAGCAGGCCAAGCTGGTCAAGGACAAGGGCGAGAATGCTGTCCCTTTCAATACTAAGGCAGCTCTTGCCATGCCCTTCTGGGAATATGCTCCGGACCAAGAGGACATCATCGTCACTTCGGAGGATGCGTTCAAGAAGTTCCAGGCGGCAGTCAAGTTCTTTCGTCGGGACAACGTCAAGATGAAGGATGAGGCTGGCAAGAAGCTGGTCGATGCTGTCGATAGCCTCATCAAAAACATGGCTCGTGCTAACAAAGCCGCTGCCTAACATACATTAAGGCTAGCACAGGGTTTCTCTTTGGAGAGAGGCGGTCCTATTCCACCATCTGATAATGTAGGATGATGTTTATAGAATACTGCTAATGATCGGTACGGTTCGTGAGGATTTGTACGGGTTAGTACTCTCCAATTCATTTCTTATAATGAGGAGATAGTCATGGTTGATCTAACTAAGCCTGTGCAGAAAAATATGTTTGATTTCGAGGACGGTAATGGACCTGTTCCTGCTCATAGGCATTCCAATGGTGGTGGTTGGGTTGCCGATACTTCTTCTGTGTCTGATAATGCCAGGGTGTCTGAGAATGCCAAGGTGTATGGGGATGCCTGGGTGTCTAATAATGCCAAAGTGTATGGGGATGCCAGGGTGTCTGGGGATGCCAGGGTGTCTGAGAATGCCAAGGTGTATGGGGATGCCTGGGTGTCTGATAATGCCAGGGTGTATTTGAATGCCAAGGTATATGGGAATGCCAGGGTGTCTGATAATGCCTGGGTGTCTGATAATGCCAGGGTGTTTGGGGATGCCAGGGTGTATGGGGATGCCAGGGTATTTGGGAATGCCAGGGTGTATGGGGATGACTGGGTGTCTGATAATGCCAGGGTGTTTGGGGATGCCAGTGTGTATGGGAATGCCAAGGTGTCTGGGAATGCCAAGGTGTATGATAATGCCAGGGTGTTTGATAATGCCAGGGTGTCTGGGGATGCTAAGGTGTCTGGGAATGCCAGGGTGTCTGAGAATGCCAGGGTGTCTGAGAATGCCAAGGTGTATGGGAATGCCTGGGTGTATGGGAATGCTAGGGTGTATCTGAATGCCAAGGTGTATGGGAATGCCAGGGTGTCTGATAATGCCTGGGTGTCTGGGAATGCCAGGGTGTTTGGGGATGCCATGGTGTATGGGGATGCTATGGTGTTTGGGAATGCCAGGGTGTATGGGGATGCCTGGGTGTATTGGTAATTTACAATTTAAACATAAGGAACATATCAATGGCTACTATCTCTGAGATTCTTGAGAGCAAGGGTATTCAATTGAGCCCCGGCTCTTATCCCTCTTTCCCTCATCAGAATGTGAGTGTCACAACCCCTGATAAGGAGATTGATAAGCTCATCAAGGAACGTGAAGCCTGGAACAATGGGTTTACCATTGTGAATGGGAAGATGCGGCGTGTTGATCGTGCTGCATTCGCTCATAACATCAGCCGCTATGCTGCTGAGAAGGATAAGAGCGATCCTTTTATTGGTCGTCGAACCAAGAACCATCTCTTTTGTGGCACATATACCCCTCAAGATATCAACTACTAATCTATACTAGGGGAGGGCGTAATGTCCTCCCCATTTCTTTAATGGAGACAGTAATGTTAAACAAGTTACATCTTCTTAAGCTTCATGATGAGCTTGTTAAGGTAGCCATTAAGAAGCTTATTGATAGGATGAAAAAGGATTTGGAAGATCATTGGAAGAATTCTACCTTCATCCTATCAAATGATAACTTTTCAGAAGAACAGAAGAGTAGAGTTCTTTCCTTCCTTTCTCACTATGAGGAATAATACTATGAAAGATTGGTCTTCTCTCTCAGAGACAGAACAAGATAATTACATTCGTGATGCTGTCTTCCATCTTTATGCTGACCCACATAAGAGTGTTCCTCTATGTGAGTTAGATATTGTCTCATATGGTGGGGGTTCATTGCCTCTGAGTGTGATTGAACATGCAAAGAATAATTATGAGAAGGGAGTGGTATTAAAATGAGTATTGATCCAAGATTTATTATCATATGGTTCTTATTTTTCATCACAATCGCAATCGTTTTCTCTGCACCCCATCCTGCACTCAGCCAAGAGTGCATCACTTTTAAACAGGACAGTGATGATGCTCTCATTATTCCAGGCTCTGTTGTATTAGAATTGGATGAGGGGGATGCAAAGATGTTTGCTATTCGTACTGGTGGTGAAGATAAAGAATATTTTAATGACATTACTGGTATTCTAGTCATCAAGAACTTACATATCTTTAATAGAAATCTATTAATTGTATATGTAAATGATTGTAGGTTTGGTTCTCTTATTGTAGATAATCAAGTTATTTTTGATGGTGTTGGTATGGAGAGAGGCGGTAATTAATTATCTAGTGCGGACGTGATGGAATGGTAGACATGGGAGACTTAAAATCTCCTGCCTTATGGTGTATGGGTTCGAGTCCCTTCGTCCGCACCAATTTTCTTATGCCTCCTTAGCTCAGATGGATAGAGCAACAGACTTCTAATCTGTAGGTCGAAGGTTCGAGTCCTTCAGGGGGCACCAATTCCCTAACAGGTAGGGTAGTAGCCAAGGTAGATGTTAACCCCTCTCCTTGCCTCTCCTACACACTCACAGAGGCATCTCATGGATGTATTGTTTACCTATTGTAAGAAGAATAATATCTTTCTCTCTCAGCAGATGAGGAAGGCATGTTCTTCCCTTTCAATCAATCAAGTTTATTCACACTATAAGACTAGTAATGGATGGATGTTCTATGTTAATACAGATAAGGGTGATAAGTTTATTCACCTATTAAGTAAGGGATATTATGAGATGGAAGACGGATGGGATGGTGGTAATCTTTCTTCTCTTGATGTAGTAAAGAGGTATATGGAGAAGACTTATGGATATTAATGATATCCCTGAGAAGGATAAAGAAGTTTGTTTTAAGTTTTTAAAAGATATGAATAATAAAGGCAAAGATGGTGTAAATACTTATGGTGCCATATATGGAAAGGATAATTCTTTTAATTATTATGGTAACTTTGTATGTTATGCCATGATAAGACAAACACCTAAGGATAAAATGCCTATCAATTATTTCCTTTCTACTTTCAACCCTCGCTATAATAATAGTAAAGACACAGAGAAGTTTCTTAATTGGTTGATCTATTGGAGCCCCTTTTCTAAGGCATTCATTACTATCCCTAATGTCTCATACTATGATACTGGTATGATTATGGATGTCTCTCACTCTCCCCAATATATTGTTGGAGCATTGAGTGTAGCTAGAGAGTGTGATGAGCAGAGTGAGAAGGTTAAGTGTTGGACTTGGTTGGTTGATAATGGTATGCATCCTGATGTTGCTTATCTGATTTCCTATTACCTTAGAGAAAGTAGAGAAGGTTGGCAAGTTACTAATAGATGCCCATATAATTCTAATCATATGGCATTAGATGTTGGACGATGGAGGGATAAGAGAATATTCAAGAGATGGTTTGATAATAAACCCATTCTTGATGATCTTATACCAATGAGAGAATGTACTAATTATAATGGGATACAGGTTCTTTTCAGTGGAGAGAAGGGTTTTCATTGGGGAGGAGAGCAGAGTAATATAAAATTTCCTGAGTCTAAAATTAAAAAGCCAAGAAATAAATATTATGATGGTCCTGAATTAAACTTCTTCTGTGATAATAATGTTAATGAACTTGTTTCATTTTTTAATAAGTTCAGAGAGGAGAAAATGAAATGAGATATGTATATATTGTTGGACAACATGGTAGCCTATGTGAATATGGTCAGATGTTTATGAGGTATGGGTGGGGAGTAACACAAGACATCAATCAAGCATCTCTTATCCAGTTCACTGGTGGTAGTGATGTATCCCCTGAGTTGTATGGGGAACAACAACATCCTAAAGCTTCAGTGTGGAGGGATAGGGATAAGAAGGAAAAGACATTCTTTGATTATGGGAATGATAATCTAATTCCTATGGCTGGTATCTGTAGGGGTGGACAGTTCTTGAATGTCATGAATGGTGGTAAGATGTGGCAACATGTCTTTAATCATGCTATTGGTGGGACTCATGAGATCATTGATCTACGTTCCGATAAGAGGATTCAAGTATCTTCTACCCATCATCAGATGATGAGACCAAGTCCTTCAGCAGAAGTTATTGCAGTTGCTGATAATATTTCTAAGACAAAGCAACATATGAATGGTAATGAAATTCATTCTGTTGTTGAATGCATAGACCATGAAGTGTTGTTTTACCCAGCTACTGAGAGTCTCTGTTTTCAACCACATCCAGAATTTAATAATGTAAAAGAATGTACTGACTACTACTTTCATCTCATCGAACATTGTCTCATTCCGTAATAGGAGTTTATTATGTGTGGGTTGGTTGGATACATCGGTAAGCATGGTATTAAATTGGAGAGTGTTTTTAAGAACATGCTTAGAATAGATGTTATTAGAGGACCACATTCTACTGGTGTTGGAATGGCTAGCTCAAATGGAGCATGGGATTTGGTTAAGCTTCCTGTTTTGCCAGATGATCTTTTAGATAATCCTAAATGGAAGAGGGCTAGCTCCCTCTATTATGAATGTTATATCGGACATAATAGATATGCCACAGTAGGTAAGGTTAATTCCTCTAATGCACATCCCTTTATTCATGGTGAAATTTTGGGATGTCATAATGGAACTATCCGAAACAAATATAAGTATGATAGTGAAAGAGATTTTGATACTGATAGTGAAACCCTCATCTTTAATATAGATAAACATGGCATTGATAAGGTATGGGGGATGCTTGAAGGTGCTGCTGCTCTCGTGTTTTATAATTTGAAAGAGGGTAGCTTGAACTTTATTAGAAACAAAGAACGTCCTCTATTCTATTCCCAACTAAAGGATGATAGCGGATTGTTCTGGGCTTCTGAGCCTTGGATTATTGAGGCTATGCTTCGGAGAGAGGATTTGAAACATGGTCCTATTTATTCTCTAAATGAAAATAAACTTCTTACTATTCAATATGATAAGGTTACTAATAAGATTTCTAAATCTGGAAGAATGGTAAAGGAATTTGTTCCACCCCCTCCTGTAGTCTATAAGCCGTATAATCCTCCTTATACTTATGGAGGTAGTCAAAATAACAATGCCCCTTTTTCTCAAGGAACGGTAAGAAGCATTGGTTCTGGTTCTAAGAATCTACAATTACCACTAGATGGTAAAGAATTGAAGGGTTCTTTTACACCAATCTCTCATACTGCTGTCTATAATACTAAGACTCAAGAGGTAGTTAGACATAAGTTTTCTTGTACTGGTGATGGTCTTCAATTAACAGTATCTACTGCTTCTGATGATCCTTACTTGTTATTGAAGCATTTTGAAACTTTTAATATCGTTCGATTTAATGGTAAGTATTCCATTACATTACTTGCAGATGGAAGACAATATCTTTTTATGACTGATAAAGATATTGATATTGTTGTTCCACAATATGCTACTCGTATTGTTGATGGGGTGGCTTTAAAGGAAGATGAATTTTATAATAGGATTAAAGAATGTGGATGGTGCTCTTCTAAGGCAAGCTTTAAAGATTTAGGTGCTGTATTTGGTAAAAGAAACTCTATGATATGTGGTGATTGCGTGTCCACTTTTGATAGTGGAAGGGATACAATGACAGTTAACGAAGCTATTCAACTCTTGGAGAATTAAAATGCAGATTCTTATTGGTGCTGACCCTGAAGTTTTTGTTACCTCTGGTGGTGCTCTTGTTTCTGGATACAATCTGATTCCTGGTACAAAGCAAGAGCCTCATCCTGTTAATAAGGGTGCTGTTCAGGTTGATGGAATGGCATTGGAGTTTAATATTAATCCAGCTAAGACTCGTAATGAATTCATTTTTAATATCAACACTGTCATTGAAGAAATGAAAAAGATGATTCCCAATCATGATCTTCTTATCGAGGCTGCTGTTGAATTTCCTGAGGAGATTATGAATGTCCAACCCAGAGAAGCTACTATGCTTGGTTGTGATTCTGACTTCAATGCTTATACTATCTCTTATAACCCTCCTCCTTGCGGAGATACTCCTCTCCGTACTGCGGCCGGACACGTCCATGTTGGATGGACCAATAATGCAGATGTTAGGGATGAAGATCATTTAATTGAATGCGCTTTTTTGGCACGTCAGATGGATGTGTTTCTTGGTGTTCCTTCCCTGTTGTTTGATGATTGCGATAAGCGACGGGAGTTGTATGGTAAGGCAGGAGCATTCCGTCCTAAGCCGTATGGTATGGAGTATCGTGTGCTTTCAAATAAATGGCTCCAATCAGAAGGGCTTATGAAGTTTGTCTATGACTATGCTGTTAAGTCTGCTAAGAATCTGTTTAGTGGTAGACTTGTCAGTCGAGACTTTCCTGATGTAGAAGATGTAATTAATTCTTCTAATAGGGAAAGAGCTAAGGAGATTGTAGATATCCTTGGAATTAATATGGTGGGTGCTCATTGATGTTCTATGATTTAAATCATGCACAATCTAGATTAAGAGATTGTGTTATCAGATACAAGAAAGAACCTATTTATATTCAATCAGTTGATAGTGCTAGAGATGGCTTCTATATCTTAGAATTTATCTATCTTCCTAATGTAGATACTCCTAATCCTGAGGTAATTAGGAAGAGATTGAATGAGGATTTCAATCTAGAACCAGTACCTTTGGGGAATATCAATCATCAAAATGATTGTTTGTTTTCTTGTAGATCACCAGCAAGAATGTGGAAGGTTGGATTAAACACTGGTAATTTCTATACAAAACAATTAGGTTTTTCCTTTAGGAAATCTACTATTACTTTAAAAGGACTAGCTCCTACTATCAGAGGAGAGTATCCTGATGTTGAATCTATCTTAGAAGATTTGAAAATTAGACCAGGTCATATCGCCTTCTCTAGAAATTTTTCTATTATAAGAACTGATAAGAGAGAATTTAGTTTAGTATTTAAATGTAGAAAAGTAATTGGTAAACTAAATTCAAAAAATAAATTTAATATTGATGAAGATTATTTTTATTTGAAAGAGATGCTTCAGGAGGAATTAAATGTCTGAGACTGTAACTATTTTTGATATGTTTAATGCAGATTTCAAGGCATTAAAGGAAACTTCTGGTGAAGTGGGTATTGAGATTGAAGTAGAAGGAAATAATCTTTATAAAGGTAGACTAAGAAGTTGGAGAGTAGAAGCAGATGGCTCTCTTAGAGGAGAAGACAATGCTGAATATGTCCTTAAGAAGCCTGTCAGTAGGGTAAAGATTAAAGAAGTTCTAGAAGAATTGAGAGAAGCTTTAGAATATAATAATTCTAATGTAGATAATCTATCCCCCAGAACAAGTGTCCATGTCCATATCAATTGTCAAAAATTAACACCAAGACAAATGTTTACTTTCTTTTGTCTCTATCAGATGTTTGAAGACCTTTTTGTTAAGTTCTGTGGTAAGGAGAGAGAAGGAAATCTATTTTGCTTGAGAAGTAAAGATGCTCAATACCTTCTTGAAACAATAGAGTCTGGATTAGACAATGGTATTATCTTAAAAATTGATAAGGATTTAAGATACTCTGCTATTAACATGGCAGCTATCCAGAAGTATGGTTCTATAGAGTTCCGTAGTATGAGGGGGATATTAGATGTTGAACTAATTAATCTTTGGGTTAATATGCTTCTTCATATTAAGGATAAGTCTATGGAATATAGAATTCCTAGAGATATCCTTATGAACATGTCTGCTCTTGGTTCAGAAAGATTCTTTCATAATGTTATGGGAGAATATTCTGAGTATCTCCAATGTCCTAATATGAGTGGACTAATCAACGAATCAATGAGAAGGATTCAACCTATCGCTTTTCATCCAATGATTTGTAATGATGAACTATATGAGGGGTATCTAAATAGATATAGGGATTTGATTGTAAAAAAAAAAATAGAAGAGAAGTATGAAGGTGGGTTTGTTCCTATCCAATTATCTGATGGAGTGTTCTATCTAATTGAATTTAATACTTTGTTAAATCATCCTGAAACTCTTATCATTTCTCATTATAATTCTAACAAGAAGAAACTTCATGTTTATGATCCTCATAATAATGAAGAAAATATTATGCCTACTGAAGAGTTCTATTCCTTCCGAAATAAATATTACCCACATCTAATTAAGAGAATGGATAGGGTAGAAAAAGAACCTGTAAAGGTTATGCCACCATTAAATAAAGTAGTGCCAGAAATCCATTATCAAAATAGAAATCCATTATTTCAGATTATAGAGGAAGAAGGGGAAGAATAATGTTTATTTATTCTTATAATTTTAATAGTGAGAGTGCTAAGGGTCTTTCTCATTCTCTTGATGCTAAGAGGATTAAGGTGGAGGGTAGTAAGTTTAGAGGGAATGCTAATAAGACTGTAATTAATTGGGGTTCTTCTTCTCTACCAGTAGAGGTAATGAAGTGTCTTGTTATTAATCCTCCTAATCTTGTTAAGGAAGCATCTAATAAGTTAACATGTTTTAGTAATATGTTAAAGATTGGTGTATCTATTCCACCATTTACAACAGATAAGGAAGAAGCCATCTCTTGGATTCGTAATGGAGATACTGCTGTTGCCCGTACTATTTTGAATGGGCATAGTGGTAAAGGTATTGTATTGATTGATGATGAAGCTGATATGATTGAAGCCCCATTGTATACCAAGTACATTAAAAAGAAGGATGAATATAGAATCCATTGTAGTAAGGATGGTGTATTTGATATACAAAAGAAGGCAAGAAAGATTGAGATTGGGGAAGTCAATTGGAGAATTCGTAATCATGCTAATGGATTTATTTATAAGCGTAATGATGTGGACCCAGATGATAAGGTGGTACAGTGTGCTATTGATTCCATTAATTCTATTGGTCTTGATTTTGGTGCTGTTGATGTAATCTGGAATAGTAAGGAAGAAATGGCATATGTACTTGAAATCAATACAGCTCCTGGTCTAGAGGGGACTACACTAGAGAAGTATACAGAATTTTTTAAGAAATTCATGTGACGAAAAGGCTAGACGATGAGTATATATCTATTACTATCTTATTTATTTCTGATTGTATCTTTATTCTTTTTCGTATGGCTATTTCACCAGTTATATGAATGTAGAAAGTGTTATGATTTAATTAAAGGAAAGAAGAAAGAAGAAGATACTTATCTCGCTGGCAGGACGGAGGAATAGATATTAATGTCATGTGTTGAAAAACTCCCACATATCTGTGGGACTAGAGATGCTCTTCAAGTATTTGAAGAAGGGGGTAAGTACACTGGTTTCTGTTTTGCTTGCTCTACCTATATTGATGATCCCTACCAAGACAAGCCTAAAGATTATAAGCCAGTTAAGATTACTAAATCTCCTGAAGAAATTCAAGAAGAGATAGAAGAAATCAATTCTTATCCCTCTGTTGGTATCCCATCTAGGAAGTTAACTAAAGACGCCTTATCCTATTACGGTGTTAAGGTAGCCCTATCCGAAGCCGATGGTGTCACACCTGTAGCTGTTTACTTCCCATACCATAAGGATGGTAAGCTTGTAGCTTACAAGGCTAGACTTCTAGAAAAGAAAACCATGTGGGCTATTGGTAATCTAAAAGAAGCTGATATGTTTGGATGGGATAGGGCATTAGATTCTGGTGGTAAGAAGTTATTTATTACTGAAGGAGAGTTTGATACATTAGCATTGTTCATAGCCCTGACAGATAGATCAAAGGGTACCCAATGGGAAAAGTTTCTTCCCTCAGTAGTAAGTGTAACCTCTGGTGCTAGCAGTGCAGATAAGTGTATCTCGTCTAAGGTTAATGATATCCAATCTATCTTTACTGAGATTGTTCTTGTCTTTGATAATGATAAGGTAGGACAAGATGCAGTTAAGAGAGTGATGCAAATTATTCCCAAAGCTACATCAGCTACTCTTCCATCTAAGGATGCCAATCAATGTCTGATTGATGGACGTAAGAGAGGACTTTCTGATGCTGTCTTGTTCCGTTCTGAGGCTCCTAAGAATACTAATCTAGTATGGGGTAGGGACCTACACGAGAAGGCTAGAGAGCCTGCTCAGTGGGGCTTATCCTGGCCCTGGGAGGCCATGACTAAGATGACTAGAGGTATTAGGTTTGGAGAGACCTATTATCTAGGTGCTGGTGTTAAGATGGGTAAGAGTGAGATTGTTAATAGCATTGCTGCTCATCTTATTATTGAACATAATCTAAAAGTCTTTCTTGCTAAACCAGAAGAAGCTAATAATAAAAGTTATAAAATGGTAGCTAGTAAGGTGGCTGGTAGAATCTTCCATGATCCTGAAGTTGAATTTGATTATGAAGCATTCGATAAGTGTAAAGATATCTTAGCTGATAAGTTGTGCTTAGTTAATCTCTATCAACATCTAGGATGGGAAACTCTTCGTAAGGATATCCTTGCTGCTGTAGGTATGGGTTGTAAAGCTGTGTTCATCGACCCTATTACCAATCTAACTAATGGTATTTCATCAGGAGATACCAACACTATTCTTCAGTCTATTGCTCAAGACCTCTCAGCTATGGCTAAGGATTTAGATATTTGTATCTTTATCTTCTGTCATCTTAAGGCACCAGATGCTGGACCACCACATGAAAGAGGGGGTAAGGTACAGAGTCATCAGTTCTCTGGTAGTAGAGCCATGATGAGAAGCTGTAATTATATGATTGGTATTGAGGGTAATAAAGACCCTGACTTAACTAAAGAAGAAAAGAACATTCGTAAGATTGTTATTCTTGAAGATAGAGAGTTTGGTAATAGCGGATACTTCCGTCTTTACTGGGATGATAACACAAGTTTGTTCAATGAATTGAAGGATTAATATGGAACGTCATGAAGTATTTAAAGTCATTGAATATTATTATCGTAATAATCGTACTAATCTAATTAAGTCTACATATAAGAGAGCTGGAAATTCTATTCATAATGCTGAAGATGTTGTTCAAGAAGCCTTCTTAAAGGCTTGCTTATACTGGAAAAGTTATAAGCCCGAATATGATTCTTTTGAACAATGGTTCATTCGTATCCTTGGTAATTGTTGCAATACTTTTATGAATACAAAAAGAAATAAGGGTATGACATTATCAGATGATCGTATTGATAGCCTCCATGTATTCTATCCTTCAGCATATTTCACATCACTACTAAATGAAATTAAAACAGATATCAATTTACTACCAAAGGACAAGAGGTATGTTATCTCTTTGGTTCTTCTAGAAGAATTCTCTCCTAAGGATGTAAGTGAGATTGTTGATATCAATGTTGGTACTGTTAAGACTATGGTATATAGGTTTAAGGAAGAGTTAAAGGATAAGTATGGAGAAAGTCTTTATCGGTGACATAGAAGCAGATGGTCTATTAGATACAGCAACTAGGGTTTGGTGTGGAGTATTTAAAAATGTAGATACTAATGAGAAATATAAGTTTAGGCCACATCAGATAGAAGAAATGCTTACCTTTATGGATACCATTGATGTATTAATTATGCATAATGGTATTGGATATGATTGGAGATTACTTAAGAAACTTCATGGATATGTGTATAGGGGTAGGAAAGTAGATACTCTTATTATGTCTAGACTTCAGGACCCTAATCGAAGATCACCACCACATTGTCCTAATAAGATTGCTCCTCATTCAGTAGAAGCTTGGGGCTATCGTGTTGGTAGAGGAAAACCTGAACATAATGATTGGTCTCAATTCTCTGAAGAGATGCTTCATAGATGTGATGAAGATGTAGAGATTCAACATTTAATTCTAAAAGAATTAATTAAAGAAGCCAATGGGAAGAATTGGAAAGACGCTTTACAAATGACATATAAGCTATTTGATGTCCTCAATATGAGTGAGGAATACGGATGGCTTGTAGATAAAGAGCATATGGATTTTAGTATCTACATGCTTACTAGATGGATTAGTATGATTGATAGGGTTGTCATTCCTTATCTTCCTATCATTTTAGAAATAGAAGAAACAAAAAAGAATGGAGAATACAATTATGTTCGTAAGCCTTTTAAGAAAGACGGCAGCTACAGTGAGTCTGCTTTACGATGGTGTGAAGAAGTATCCATTGACAGCAGGTCTGGTATTATTGGCGGTCCTTTTAGTCGCATTAGCTTTCGTCCAGTAAATCTTGAAAGCAATAAAGAAACTAAAGAGTTCCTTCTATCTTATGGCTGGTCTCCTGTAGACTGGAATTATAATAGTGAAGGAGAGAGGACAAGTCCGAAACTCTCCCATGATGATCCCTTTGAGGGAATTGATAACAAGCTTGGCAAGCTTGTTGCTAAGCGTGTTCAGTGCAAGCATAGGAGGGCTACTCTTGTTGGGTGGTCTCAAGTTATTAGAGATGATGGGAGAATTCCTTCTATCGTTGTAGGATTAACTACTACTGCCAGAGCCAGACATCAGAATATTGTAAATGTTCCTGGTGGAAAATCCTTCTTCGGTAAGTGGATGAGAAAATGTTTCATCACTAAACCAGGATGGAAACTAGTTGGTACTGATAGTGATGCTTGCCAGATTAGAATGTTAGCTGCTAGAATGGGAGACGATAATTATACAGATTCTGTATTGAATGGTAAGAAAGAAGATGGTTCTGATCAACACTCCGTAAACATGAGAGCTGCTGGTCTATCATCTAGAGACGATGCCAAGACTTTCTTTTATGGTATTATCTTTGGAGCTGGTGATAAGAAAACTGGTAAGATTGTAAAAGGTAATGCTGATGATGGTAAGAGATTGAAAGAGAAATTCTTTGAAGGATTACCTGCTTTAAAAAATCTTGTAGATAAGTTGACAGATGAGTGGAGAGCCACTGCAAAGAAAGTTTACAATCCTAAATTCAATCGTATGGAATATGCTGATGGATATATCATTGGTCTAGATGGTAGACCTATCTATGTACCATCAGAACATATGGTACTTGTATACGCTCTACAATCTGATGAAGCCATTATGATGAGTGCTGCTTATTTAAAGTTCTATCAATGGATGAATAAGGCTGGATATAAGTGGGGAGAAGACTATGGTATTGTCTGTTGGTATCATGATGAATGGACTACAGAATGTAGAGAAGAGATTGCAGAACATGTAGCTGAGTTAGCAAAGAATGCTATTACATGGGCTGGTGAGTATTTTAAGATTGCTTGTCCTCACCTTGGGCAATCTAAGATTGGAAACAATTGGTGGGAAATTCATTAAGGAGATATGAATGCTGAATGCAAGTAAGGTTGAAGGTGGTGGTAATTTTAATCGAGAAGTTATGGAGGCTGGTGTTTACACTGGACGATTGGTTCAGGTTCTAGACTTAGGTCTTCAAGAACAGCGTCCTTTTAAGGGACAGGATAAGCCACCTGCACATGAGATTATGTTGACTTATGAACTTAGTGAAGAGTTCATGAAGGATGAAGATGGTGAGGATATCGAGGACAAGCCTCGTTGGATTAGTGAGTCCATGCCTCTTCATAATATCGGTGCTGATAAGGCTAAGAGTACACAGAGATATCGTGTACTTGATCCTGACTTCGTTTATGGTGGAGATTTTTCCAAGCTTCTTGGGGCTCCTTGTAATATCACTGTAGTTATTAATGAGGGTAGTGGTAAGAATGCTGGAAAGAAGTTTGAGAATATCGCAGGTATTGCGGGGGTACAGAAGAAGAAGGCTGAGAAACTTCCTGATCTTGTTAACGACCCAGTGTTCTTTGATCTTGATGCTCCTGACTTGGTGACTTTCAATAAGCTTCCTGAATGGATTCGTAAGAAGATTACAGCTAACCTTAACTTCAATGGTAGTGTTCTTCAGAATCTTTTAAAGATGGCACCTAAGGAGAATAAGGAAGTAGAAGAGAAGGATGAAGACGAGAGACCTTTTTAATGAAGATTGAATATGTAGACCACATGGGGGATGACAATAGAGTTTGTGATGCAGCTAGGGTTTCGTTTGGTAAGAGAGCCAATGAATATACAGACTTACAGAACAGTAAGCTTATTAAATTTCTAGCTGATCATGATCATTGGTCCCCCTTTGCTCACTGTTTCATGACAGTGAGGGTGGATGCTCCTATATTTGTAGCCAGACAATTAGTTAAACATACTGTTGGTTTCTCATGGAATGAGATTAGTGCTAGATATGTACCAGTAGAACCTACCTTCTATCATCCAGATAGTTGGAGAAAGGATTCAGAAAATAAACAAGGAAGAGGAAAAGATTTAGAAGATATTGGACAGTATGAAGCTCTTGGATATATCTACGATCAGTGTAGAGATATATATGATTTTCTAATTGAATCTGGTGTATCTAGGGAACAAGCAAGAATGGTGCTGCCTCTTGGTACCTATACCTCTTGGTTCTGGTCTGGTTCCTTAGCAGCATGGGCTAGAATGTGCTCACTTAGAATGAAAGAAGATACTCAATATGAAACTTCTATCATTGCCAATGGTGTCAATGATATTATGAAAGAAAAGTTTCCTCTTAGTTGGAGAATGTTAATGGAATGAAAGCTTTAATTGATGGAGATATTCTCAGATATGAATTAGGATTTGCTGCTGAGACAGGATGGAAGACAGAAGATGAAGTTCCTCCATTCAATTATGTCCAAGAGTTATTCGATTCCAGATTAGAAATGATTATGAATGAGACTAAAGCTAATGACTTCACAATTTTCCTATCTGGTAGTAAGAATTTTCGTAACGATATAGCTAAAACTAAGGTATATAAAGGTACACGAGTTTCACATAAGCCTTATCACTTTGATAATCTAACAGCCTACATCACTGGAATGATGCCTCACATCATTAGTGATGGAGTAGAGGCGGATGATCTTATGTGTATCGCACAGACAGGGGCACTGTCTACTAATATACCTGATCAAACTATCATTGTATCCAGAGATAAAGACTTACGTCAATGTCCTGGTTGGCAATATGGATGGGAGCTTGGTGACATACCATCCTTTGGACCTGAACTCGTAGATAATATTGGTTGGTTAAATTTAGTAAATACTAAGAGTGGTCCTAAGATTAAAGGATGTGGTGTTTCTTTCTTCTATGCTCAATGTTTAATGGGAGACCCAGTAGATAATGTCCCTGGGTTACCAAAGTGTGGGCCTGTGAAAACCTTTGACATACTATCAGGTAGGGTAGTAGCTGAGGACATGGAACAAGCTGTCAGTGAAGCTTATAGAGCCTTCTACGGGGATGTTTGGGAGGAGAGGTTGCTTGAGCAAGGTCAACTCTTATGGATGGTTCGCAGATGGGAGACTGATGGTAGTCCTCAGATATGGAGGTTAGGCTTGTATGGATAAGTGGGATGAAAGATTCCTATCTCTTGCTAATGTAGTTAGTAGTTGGTCTAAAGACCCATCTACTTGTGTAGGTGCTGTCATTGCAGATGGTAATAAGATTATTAGCTTAGGGTTTAATGGGTTTCCATCTGGTATTAAAGATGATTATTCTTTATTGAAGGATAGGAATGAAAAGTATCCAAGAATTATTCATGCTGAAGTTAATGCTATCCTGTCAGCTAAGAGAGATTTAGATAACTTTACTATATATACCAACCCTGTTCCTCCTTGTAGTGCTTGTAGTGCTTGCATTATACAGTCTGGAATAAAGAGAGTAATTTGTTTTATTAATCATTCAGAATATATGGAGAGAAGAGAGAAGGATATAGAGAGATCAATGGATATGTTTAAGCAAGTTGGTATCGAGTGTGTCTATGTTCATTCAGATTTAGATACTGGGCAGTTAATTGCGAACATCATTTAATAATGGAGAGTGGACACAGAGTAGATTTAATTCTTTCATTAAGAGTGCATTGCGACAAGCATCTACTAGATGGCCTCCAAAGAATAAGATTAAAAAGAAAGCTAGATTAACTAGGGGTATCTACTTATGTAGTGGATTTAAAACACTCCCTCATGAAGTACCTGCTTCTATTCAATTAGAAGATAAAAAGAAGAGAACTAATAATGTTTTGGTTGATCATATCAATCCTGTTATTAATCCGACTAAAGGGTTCACTACTTGGGATGAAGTAATTAATAGATTATTTTGTGAAGAAGATAATCTCCAAGTGCTGTGCTATGACTGCCACACTAGAAAAACACAAGAAGAAAAGGAGATTTCTAAGAATGCGAGAAGTTAATGGATGGTTTCTATATGATGATATCCTAGAAGATGAGACAAGGTTGTTGAATCGTTCTAAGACAATGACTAATATCGTCCTAGCATATAGGAAGAACGGAGAATTAGAAGAAGAGGGTCGTAAGACATTACTAGAATACTTCTCTATGATCCCAGAGCAAGAAAGAATTCATTGCTTTTTAGGTTTTCTTAATCAGTTACAATCTCTTGGTATTTCTTTCAATACTATTCAACCTAAAGAGCAAGTACATTAATGAAGCACCTAGTTATTCCTGATCCCCATGCTCATCCAGATTATAATAATGTTAGGTTTACTGCTCTAGGTAATATGATTCTAGATGAAAGACCTGATGTTGTTATCTGTCTTGGTGATATGGCAGACATGCCTAGTCTGTGTTCCTATGATAAAGGAACTAAGGGGTTTGAAGGTAGACGATATAAGAAGGATGTTGAAGCAGTTCTCGATGCACAAGAGAAGTTGTTTGCTCCATTAAATAAAGCTAAGAAGAAGAAGCCTAAGTTCTTTATGTTAGAGGGTAATCATGAACATCGTATCTCTCGTGCTATCAGCTATGATGCTGCCGTTCTTGATGGTGTTATCTCCATTGATGATCTTAAGTTCAAGAGGTTTGGATGGAACTTTGTTCCTTATAATGGGAGCACTCCTGGTATTGCTGTACTTGATGGGATCGCTTATTCTCATTACTTTACTTCAGGAATTATGGGTAGACCCATCTCAGGAAATCATCCAGCATCACATCTACTGAATAAGCAATACATGTCTTGTACTCAGGGACATACTCATACACTGGATTATTCTATCAGAACCAATGCCAGAGGTGAAAAGATTCATGGCTTAGTGGCAGGAGTTTACATTGATTATTTTGCTGACTTTGCTGGTGATGCTAATAACCAATGGTGGAGTGGAGTGATTGTCAAGCGTAATGTCAACAATGGTTCTTATGATCTTGAGACCATTAATATGGATACAGTGTTGAGAACATATGTCTAATATTAGAGAGCTTCTTGTTAAGGAGTTCGAGAATAGATTGGGGGAGCTTGTCTCCCCTAATTCTATTATTGATACTCTTAATGTTAGAATCAATTTGATTAATGAAGAGGGGAAGGAAACTATTGATGCACTATCAGATGTGAGAATGGAGATAGCTTATAGTAAGTTTCCTAGAAAAGAAACAGTAGCTCATTTAATTAAAGAGTTATGTGATCTTCAGTATGTTTTATCTGGTACTGTCACATCATTAGGTTTAGAAGACATCTTTGAAGAAGCCTATAGAAGAGTACATGAGAACAATATGACTAAGGTTAGTGGTAGTATTAGAATTGTTAATGGTAAACTTATGAAGCCTGATGATTTTAAGCAGGTAGAATTGGGAGATTTAGTAAAAGATGTATGGTCCACAAACTAAGATTGCAGAATTAACACACGCTCAAAAGTATAGACAAGCTAATGAATCCTTCTATGAGGCTATGTGTAGAATGGCAGCAGCTATGTCTGATGATGAACAACATAGAAAAGAATTGAAAGACATCTTTCTGAATCAAAGATTCATGCCTGCTGGTAGGATTCAATCCACTGTTGGTAGTGCTAGAAAGTCTACACCATTCAATTGTTTTGTATCTGGTGTGATTGAAGATAACCTTGAAGATATCATGGATAAGGTGAAGGAAGCTGCTCTTACCATGAAGAGGGGTGGTGGTATTGGTTATGACTTCTCTCGTTTACGTCCTAAAAATAGTCCTATTGTCACTCTTGATAGCTTCAGCTCTGGACCTATTAGTTTCATGGATACCTATGACACAATGTGTCAAACTATTATGGCAGCAGGTCATAGACGTGGCGCTATGATGTCCGTACTAAGAGTGGATCATCCTGATATTGAAGAGTTTGTTAGAGCTAAACAGAATAAGAATAAGCTCACTAACTTTAATATCTCAGTAGGTATTACAGATAAATTCATGAGGGCTGTAGAGAATAATGAAGAGTTTGAATTAAAGTTTGAAGGTAAGGTTTATAAGAAGCTCTATGCTCCTGCTCTTTGGGATGAGATTATGAGAGCTACTTGGGATTGGGCAGAGCCAGGTGTCTTATTCTTAGATCACATCAATGATGATAACAATCTTTACTATTGTGAAACGATTGAAGCTACTAATCCTTGTGGGGAACAACCACTTCCTCCATATGGTGCATGTCTTCTTGGGAGCTTTAATCTAACTAAGTATATCTGGGTTGATACTAACTCTGATGAAGGTAAGTTTAATTGGGATTTATTCTATAATGATATCCCATCTGTAGTTAAGGCAGTTGATAATGTTATTGACATAGCAGACTTCCCCCTTCCAGAACAGCATATAGAGGCGCTACAGAAACGCAGGATGGGGCTGGGCATCACTGGCTTAGCTAATGTACTTGGCTTCCTTGGCCTTCGCTATGGCTCTGAGGAGGCAATTGAATTTACTTCTAACATTATGATAGTTCTTCGTAACGAATGTTATAGAGCTTCCATTAATATTGCTAAGAATAAGGGACCATTCCCACTATTCATGCCAGCTCTGTATGCTAAGGGTAAGTTTATTCAAAGACTTCCTTCAGATATCCAAGAAGATATTTATAATTATGGAATCAGAAATTCTCATCTCATTTCTATTGCACCTACGGGCACTATTTCTTTTACCGCTGATAATATTAGCAGTGGGATTGAGCCAACTTTTGCTCATACGGTCGATAGGACCATGCTCACAGAAGATGGACACAAGATTGTACGAGTAAAGGATTATGCTTATAACTTCTGGGGTGTGAAGTGTCCTACTGTAAATGATCTTAATGTTAATGATCATCTTAATATGTTGATGGCATGTGTTCCATATGTAGACTCAGCTATCTCTAAGACTATCAATATTGAGGATAACGTATCCTTCGAGGAATTTAAAGGAGTATATATGGCAGCATGGAAAGGTAAGGCTAAGGGTGTTACGACATTTAGGGTTGCTGGTAAACGCTTTGGTATTCTTAACTCAGTTGAAGAGGGAGACCAAGAAGGACTCGCTTGCTTTATTGACCCTACAACAGGAACTAAAAGCTGTGAGTAATAAAGATAAACAAGTGGGTGGTGATCATTATAAGGGATATACTATTCAACCAGCAGTATATAATCATGCTAATAATATCCCCTGGTTAGAAGGAGAAGTTATTAAGTATGTAACAAGACATAGAGATAAGGGTAAGAGATTGGATATTGAAAAGGCTATTCATCTTCTTGATCTACTAATTGAATTAGAATATAAAGATTGACAATAATAAAGGGAGCTATAGAAATATAGCTCCCTTTTTTTATTTAGTTCTTAGCCCTTGCCACAGCAGCTCTAGTTGCTTTGTCCAGTTTACCTGTTACTTCATTCTCAGCCAAGTGTCCCAGAGCCACTAGTGCTCTCTGAACCAGAGTGATTCCACTTGTCTCTCCATATTTCTGCCATTCTATTAATTGTTCATCTGTAATGACTTCAAGTAATCCTAGAGAAGCTACCCTTTCTTTTCCCTTCATAGTTTCAATAATAGATTGAACTTTATTATTAGTGAAAGCTGGTCTTAATTCTTTATTAACATATTCTTTTTGTTCAGTAGTTATTTTTCCTGATGAAGAATCTCCTGTTAAAATCCTAGCAGCAATAGTTTCTTTTAATGCTTGTTCATCCTTGGAGTATTCTGTATCTTTAAATAAATCTCTCTGTTCATCTGTTAATGAAAAAGTTGGTGCTTTAACCCTACCTTCTCGAATTAAGATTCTGGCTTGTTCATTCCTTACTACTTGATCTTTTTCTGATTTAGATAATTTAGAATAAGGATTTAAAATCACGTTGCCATCTTCTGCTGCCATCCCTGTAACATGGGTATTATTTTTAAAATAAGAATCTTCTCCATCATAAAGAGATTCTCTTATGGCTGGTAATCCATCTTGCCTAGGCATAGGTATTGTTACTGAAGTATCACTTACTCTATCAACAGGGGGCTCAACCATATCTTCAGGCTTTAATCCTGAAATAGATTCCTCTTGTTGGTTATGTAATTCTTCAGCATACTCACTGGCTTGATCTTGTGTTTCAAACTTACCCAAATGTTTTTCTGTTTTTCTATATGTGTCAATAGCCTCTTCATTTGTCATAATTCTTCCATCTTCACTAACAGTTGGAATAAGAACCTCTACTCCATCAAAATTTACTGATATAGTTCTAACAGTAGATACTGATCCGTCTTCATTTGTTACTCTAGGTCTATTATTAATATCAATATTCCCAGACTCTACTAACCCAGAGGGATTCCCTACTGTAGTAGAGGATGTCTTAGGGTTTATAGATTGATCCTTATTAAATAAAGTTCTATTCATAGTATCTGAAATAGAATTTAAGAACTCTCTATCAGTTCCCTCCTTATATGTAGACTTAGAACCCCTAGTCTCTAAGAGAACTGGAATAGCCTTATTAATCTTTTCCAATCTGGTTCTAACTCTAGCAATCTCAGACATGTCCATACGAAGATCAACATCTGGATTCATAAATCTAGCCAGAGTACCAAGCTTACCAGCAGCAGGTTGCTTAGACTTATCCTCTAATACAAACTGATTACTTGCTGTATCAAACTTAAGACTAAAATCTCCTGCTGTTCCACTAAGTTCTCTAATCTTATTCTGAACATCCTCTGACACTACATCAAAAGCATAACTCTCTACCTTAGATGTATCATTAGGAAAGAGCTCCCTAGCTGTCTTAAGATTAGTAATAAAATTAGATGTACTCATCTGTCCAGCAAGTGCAGCTTTATCATTAGCTGACAAAGCATCTCCTGAAGAACCTACTCCTCTATAATAAGCGTTATATAGAGGTGCTTGAGTCTTAACCCAGAAAGCAGAGTCTCCAGGAGTGGATGCAACAAATCCTCTAGTGTTAAAAGTATTCATAACACCTAATGAGAAACCAATACGATCCTTTACTTGATCGTCAGACTTTCCTATTTCAGAGCCATCAACATTATTGTCTCCATCTTTAGGGTTAAAACTTCCAGGAAGTAGATTAATAATATTATTTAAATTATTTTCTGTAGCTCTTCCAATCTTTTGAATTAGACCATCACCATATTTTCCTGTATTTATCATATCAGATACTAATGTAGGACTAAGG